CAATGATGACCGGGACCCCTTCGTTAAGAATCGGCATCCTGTGGTGTCATGTCATCCATCAGGCGTAGCTTAGAGTTAAGAATCTGAACTGCATTAACTGGTGGAGTATTTAACGGACTACCCTTAGCCATAGCTTTCTTAATGATCGTGCCGCCAGCTTCTAGTTTCTTTAAGCCGTTAAGCAAGCCAGTATAAGAAATCTGCATCTTAGTGCACCACTCACGCAATGGCTGAACCGCAATATAAACTAGGTTTGTATCAGGCTCGAAGCGAGTCATCAACTGACCATACGGTTCTACAATTGGTGCATGAGACAGCCCAGTACGTTTGTCGCTAATGTTGTCCACTACCAAGAGATTACGGTTATGGGCATTAAGGAACGCACCTAGTGCCCCCAACGGGTCACGGGTAGCTGGTTTGACAGACTCACGCAAGTCGCTAAAGTATTTAACTGCCCAGTCCCATACGGTGTCCATAGGGATGTTATGTAAGCCAAGACGTTTAGCGATGATTGCCGCAGTAAATGCGCTAGCCGCACCAGCAGAATAGAACCGTTGCTTTTGTTGAAGCTGTGCTTCGTTATCAAACTGAAGCTGAGTCTTTTTAAGTAGTTCCTTAACTTCAGGTAGGTTAGGGACAATGTAGGACATCATAGCCGAACCAATATGCCCATAGTTCTCAAGCATAACGTTGTTAAAAATCTCGTCAGTAAACTCTTTAGAAAGTTCTTTGTCCTGAGAGATTTCAATCTCAACAATACGTAACTGCTCAGACTCAGGCGTAGCTTTCAAGGCAGCAATTTTGTCGTGCATACTGGAGTTACCTGACATAAATGCTGGCAACGACCAACGACTATTGTTTAATCGCATCTTGTTAGAACTTGCTTCCATACGATTGTTTGAGCGTCCTTGCGAAACACCATAGGCAATTTTACTAACTGCCTCGTTAGTCATATCCGTTACTTCGTCAACGCAGATAGGCAAGTTGTTAAACACACCCATTTGGTGGAACTGAGATTTAATTGTGTCATCCTTAATCAGCATCAAGTCCTCAGGTTGACCCCAAATGCTATTGATTACCTTTTGGATAGTCGTCTTACCAGTACCCGATTCGTTTTCTGTAATCGAATAGATCAAGCCCTTTTGCTTGGTAAACTTCAGCAAGGGTGCCCCCAAGCCAGCAAAGAAGAGGAAGGCACGTGCTTCTTGCCCCGGTCTAGCGTAGACATCAGTTACCCGCTTATGCTCCTCTAAGCTACCTTTTGGTTTAAATAGGTGTACAAACGGCATGGTCGTGCTAGAAGGTGGTGAGTAGTTACTGCCATCAATAGAGATTTCTTTGTCACCCACAATAAACTTAGAGTCATCATCACACCAGCCGAACTGCACACGCATTTGTTCTGCGGCATTTCGGTCTAGAAGTTCTTGGGCAAACGCTGTTACATAATTCATAATCGCTTTCATTTCGTTAGAGGTGCCGATAACGCCACGCTTGGACACAACACTCTTAAACGTATCAAACGCCATAAGTTCTGTTGCAGCGCAAGCAAACTCTCGTACACCATCGTTAGGTAAATGCAGACGCATCCAAATCATCTCGCCCAACTCAGGGTCTAACATGCGCTTAACCACATAGAAGTCGTGCTTATAGATTAGTTTGTCCTTCTCCACAACGGTTTCGTCGTTATCACCTTCATCTTTAGTAAAGCCTTGGCGGTATATACCCCCGTTTTTTCCACGGAAATATGGAAACGGCAACTGAGGTATGGTGTAGGTTACTTCGCCCCCTAGTTCAAAACTAGGTAAAGTTACGACGTTATCTTCCTCGCTGGCTTTGGCTACATAACGGCTTAGCTGAATAGGGGAACTAATCGTACCCTTGCTTGGGCATCCGTCACACCCACCAGGGTTGTTGCTCTCAAAGGTAGTGCAGAATTGAGGACCACCTGTGTCGTTAGCCTTACCTTCTGTATCTGCCCATGAGTAGTTAGGATGCTTCTCGGATAGCTTGTGAATAGCCGTATCCCTGTCCTCACAACGCTGGGCAACTGAGAGCGCACCACGCCATAAATCGTACCCTATAGTGCCTTGGTTCTTATATGCGTAGGTAAGCTGAGCGCACTTGCCGCTTTTCATAATCTCGGCAAAGTTAGACATGTAGTTACCCATCAATGCACGGGTAGTCTCATCCATTGGGCGGCGAGGAGCCTTGGTTAAATCCAACTCACCTACATTTAAGTCCTTAGACACCAGCATCTTGAACGCAAAGTATGAGATAGGCTGTACGGGTTTACCCTCAGTCAACCATTTAACATCAATCGGTGGTTCAACTTTAAAATTAAATGTATCAGGTACACGCAGTACGCTTGCCAAGTCCGTAGTACGAGAGGGGTCAGCGATAACCCCATGCTTAATTAGTTGGCGTTTCCATAATTCCGCAGTTAGCTTCCATTCGTCAGCCTCAATAGCTTCGCTCAGCACCCAGTATGCGTGGATGCCGTTACCTGAGTTAACGAGGTGTGGCTTTGGTAAACCTAATTCTTTGCAAAAGCGTTGTAAATCTACGAGCGCATCTTGTTGTGTAAGATAGCCTTTCTTCTTCTCAAATTTTTCAACACCACAATCTAAATCTAGCCAATAGGCTTTTACCCAACCAGCATTGCTTGCTTCTCTGCTCTCGTTATCAATGAATTTAGCGCACCCAAAATAGACGTCTCTCTTTTTGTCTAGTAGTTTTTGTATGAGTGTCTGTGTTCCTTCAACTGTGTCTGCAAAATCTGTAAGCGGCTTGGTTCCCTTTTTGTAACTCGCTATGCAGTAATACCCTTCTTCAGGTAGAACCGTAGAGAGAAAAGAATTCCATGAGGTCATGTGCATCCTCTAATTGCGCCGACAATAATCCTGTTGGGCTAGTGGCACTAGCCCCCCAGTTGGCTTACGCCCCTTTTTTTAAAAACTTGTAAATCTTTATTTGGTGTACTTTTTTGGGCTGGCTTTGACCAGTAAACCACGCATATACTGCTGTGCGTGATACACCAAAATGTTCTGCTATTTCGATAACTGATATGTCCAGTTCAATACAACGCTTACCAAGCAGTACGCCCGGTGCGTCTCCGGCTTTATTAACAAGCCGTACAAATTTTGAAGAGTATCCAGTCATTTTTAACGGGGGGCGAACCCCCCACCTTTCTTAAGCCCAGTCGTCTAATACAGCATTGATGTCTTTAGGTGTTTCAGCTTCAGACTTCTTTGCACGTTTAGTTGGTTCTACTGCTTCAGCTTTAGGGGCTTCTGCAACAGGAGCGGCTTCAACAACAGGGGCAGCTAGTTTAACACCAGTATCAACTTCACCAGCATTTAAACCAATTGCAGCTTTTGCTTCAGGAGTCTTACCCTTAGCTTGGGAGTTAGTAAACTCATCAGCCTCAAGATAGCGAACTGCCTTGAATGTAAGTTTTGGTGTGGCGCTTGACGTGTCAAAACGCATCTCTGTAACTACTGAAGTTACTGATACACCATTAGTACCCAAGAGACGAACGTACGCTTCTAGTGGCATCTTGCCATCAACTGGCTTACCAAAGATAGACTGTGCTGGTAGAGTCAATTGGAATACATCACCCTTTTGGTCATTCTCAAGCAATACAGCCAAACGACGGCTAAAGCGGCATGCACGACCTCTTCCGCTTGAATGAGAGCCATCAATGTTCTGTGGGCAATCTTTACATGTAGCTGATTGTGCAGACGTACTACGTGGGCTTGGAGTAATACCATTGTCAGAGAAGCAAGATGGTGCACCTGCTGTTTGACCTTCTTGGAATACACCTTCGTAGAAAGTACGTGAATTGTATTGAGCCGCACCAACCACGATGACGTTCATAGCACGCTCTTCGTTCTTAGCAACTTCTTTACCATCCACAACCATACGGAATACTGAACCCTTAATTGAGATACGCTTAGTAGGGGCGCTTGCGCCACCACCTGAACCCATCAAGGCTTTTGTTGTTTCATCAATCTGACCACGTAAGTGTGCTGGCAGATTACCGTTTAATAAACTTAACTCGTTAGACATTTACTTCTCCTTTGTTTGTATTTGTCAATGCAACAATATCAGACTTCTTAAAACGCAATTTAGTACCTACTTTGAAATGCGGTAGTTTGCCTTCTCTGCATAATACATAAATTGTTTGACGAGAGACTCGCAGTATCTTTGAAACCTCATCGACTGTCAATGGAATATCTTCCATGTTTATTTCCTCCTTACTGTAACTGTATATTTATTATTCACGTTCACACCGATTGGCATTAACTCAGGGTTTTCTTCTAGGAATTGCTTCATATTTGTTGTGCTTATGCGACGTTCCAAAAGCTGTGGCACGTTGTGTTCTGTTATGAACTTATACATATGCTCCCAATCTGAAGTTTCATACCTTGTTCTTACTGTCCGATACACGTTACCAAACGGAGTGCGAACGCTATCAGCACCGATTGACTTACATATCTTGAGTAATTCTGATTCGACCAAATCCATCTGAGCAGAGATCTTGTTGTCCTCTGCTTCAAACGCAGCCGATAATTCTGCACGTTTGTCCCGCATTTTGACGTAGGCGGCTACGAGACGATCTGCCTGTAATTGCTCACTCATTTACTTCTCCTTTTTAACTGCTGTTTTCTTTTATTGTACACCAACACTTAACAATGTCAACTAAGTAGTTCCCCGTATAGTGCCATAATGTTATGTTGAATGTCTTGCTTATTTTGTAATGCTTCGTATAGGCGTTTCTCAACGTTGCTTCCACGCAACCTAATTACAGTACATGGGTTCTTTTGCCCACTACGGTGTACCCGTGCATTAGCTTGTGCGTAAGTTTCATAAGACGTTATGGGACCCCACCATACAATCGTATTGGCGGCATGAAGGGTAACGCCGTGACTAGCTGCCTGTGGCTGAATGATAAGCACACGAGGATTAGATGTTTCTTGGAACTTCTTAAATATTTCTGTACGTTTGTTTACAGGTACTTCACCACTTATGATGTCAGCCGTATACCCATCTTTGGTAAGGCTTTCGTGGATGATATTGATAGCATGTTTGAATGGCACAAATATCAGTACCTTATGGCTAGACTCATCAATAACTTCTTTCAGTACCCGCAACCGATTGCTGGCATCGAACTGGATAACCTCACCCGTATCGGAGTAGACCGCACCACCCGACAACTGCAATAGCTTGTTTAGGTTAGCCGCCGCATTGAGGGTAGTAATCTCTTCGCCAGCCGCACGTACAAGCATCTCCTTACGTAGTTTCTCGTAATACTTTTCTTGCTGTGCAGTAAGCGGTACATCTCTTGTTTGGTAGGTTAGTTCAGGTAAGTCCAAGCATTGCTCCTTTGTAAATCGAATGGCTGGTTGGAGGATGTTATGTACTATATCTTCTGAGTTTGGCTTGGGTATCCACTTAAACATAGAAATCTTCTGCATCACCATGTCCCTGAAGTGAGAGTAGAACTTAGGCACACCACTTGGGTTAACCAGCTTAGCAATACCGTACGCATCCACAGGGGACTGAGCCGCAGGAGTACCAGTCATCATCCATAACCAAGTATGTGGTTTGATTAGCGAGTTAAGAACCTTCCAGCGATTAGTAGTGGGGTTCTTATAGGCATTAGCCTCGTCAATCACAATCATGTCAAAGCCAGCCGCCTCAATCTCATCAGCCACAATCTCAATGCCATCATAGTTAATGATGATTATTTCTGCATCGCTATCAATAATCTTCTTGCGTTTCTCCCTACTACCATACGCAATATCAACTGTGCGGTGGATAGCAAATGTAAACAAGTCTGCACGCCACGCCGAGTCCATAATAGATAGAGGGCATATAACTAAGGCACGCTTAACAAACCCCATTTTCATTAGGTAGTCCATAGCCCATATTACGCTGGCAGTCTTGCCCGTACCTTGTTCATTAAATACAAACGCACGTTTGTGCATGGTTAGGAAGGCAGATGTTTCTTGTTGGTGGTCAAAGGGTTTGTACTGACCAGGCCAAACGTATTGCCCTTTAATAGGGGATGGTACGTTTTTAATTTTTAGGTTTTTTAGAACCTGTGCCTCCTCCAAGCCCCAATGCACAAGAACTTCGTGATAGTTCTCGTTAGAAGTCATTAACTTAGACTTAGGGATAATACTAGTAATGCGCTCAGGGTCGTTTACTTTAAGTAGTAACGCTTTGTTTTCTATAATTTCCACTTCTCTCTCCGATGCCAAGTAGCCTGAAAGCGGTGTCCGCTTCAAGCATTAGTTATTTTGTGCCGGTCTTTCCCGACTGCCCGTTAACCCCTACTGAGGATATTCCCGTGAAGGAGCAATATGGTTAACTGATATGGTTTACTCTGAAGGGTAAGCCCTAACCCCTGTTACTTAGGCACTCATATCTTATCCCGCAACAGTACAACAAATTATTTTTTCTTGCGTTCTCTTACGCTAGTTTCAGCAACTAAGTTACGCTTTGAATCTCTTTTAAATGAACGGTTCTTACTAGCGCTTTCCACTCGTACTCCGTCTTTTATACTACCACCCTTGTCAGCCGCTTTAACGTGGGCTACATCCTTGCCGTCACCCTTGTGAACTTTGCCCTCACGCATTAGCTTGGCACGTGCTCTATTACGCTCCATGCGGTTCTTGACCTGTTCAGGTGAGTCTTCATACTTAGCGGCTTGATCGTATTTTCTATCGGCTTTGTTTTTGTAAGGCATTAGTCGGCTCCATTATGTGGGCATGTAGTTACTGGACACCACTTGCGACAAGTAAAGTTACGCTTCGGGTTCCAAACATTGTTACTTATACTAGATTCTAACTGATTTACAAGCGGTTTAAAGTGCTCAAAGTAAGCCAGTCTATGGTGCGTGCTGTATTCTTCCTTAATAAATTCTTTAGAAACAACGAATAACAAGCCAGCTTTGATAACTTTAATCTCGGGGTAGTGCGTAAATACCGTTGCGGCTAGTAGCTTAAGTTGCTTGGTATCAGCATATTTAGCAGACTTGCCTGTCTTATAGTCAATGATACGGGCTTCTTGGTTCTCTCGGTCAAGAATGATAAGGTCGGCAATCCCCCGATACCATACGTTTTTATCAAAGAAATCACAAGGTGCCAGCTTGCCACCATCCACTAACTTAACTGCCAGCTTATTCTCGCATAGCTTCTCGCCCGGCAGGGCTTTGAGTTTGTCCAGCATATCTTGGATATAGGCATACTTAGCTGGTAAGGGTTTGCCATCCCTGATATGTTCTTCAGCCGCTAGATGTAGGTCTTTACCATAGTTCATGGCATCAGACTCAGGCTCTTTAATATCCTTAGCTATCCGTAAGTGATAATACTTCTTAGGGCATTGATCGTATAAAGTAATACTACTGTAAGACCATGCAGTCATTGGGTGTTCCTGTGGTATGTGTCATTAGGGTTAGATAACATACTAGCAAGTAACTCATCAACAGTCTTAAACCATTGAATTACTTTAAGTCCATTTTGTTGGTATATAGTAAAACTCATAAAGCCCCGTTAGTCAAGTGTGTTAATAAGCGTACGTCTACAAATGCGTTCATCATGTACTCATGGGCTTCTGCAAAACGCCTAGCGTTCATGGCAATTTCATATTCTTTTAAGTTATTTCTAGCACGAATTAACAAGTCAGCGTAGTCAGTCATTAACAATCTCCGTAAGTTTTACCATACCCAGCTTCACAGTTCACAGGTAGTCCTGCCGCCCAGTCGGGTGTCCACCGCATACATTGTTCTACATATGCCATAGCTTCTTCGACTTCTCCCTCAGGTGCAATACAAGCAACCGCATCATGAACCGTTAAGACGGGTCTATATTTTTTAGCAATCTTCAACATCTGTTCACCGATGATACAACGAGCAAGGGCTTGGCAAATGTTCTCTACCAGCTTTCCTCCGTATATTTTAACAGCACCACGCCGAGAATCATATACATATTGGTCGCCATCAGCAGCTTTTATTTTACGCAAGTTTGGGTATCTTTGGTATAGCCCGTTAGGTAGTAGTATCCCTAAGTCACCATGAACTTCAACGCACCCGTTGCCAAATGGTGTGTTCTGATTCTTAGCCATTGCTTCTACTGTGTGCTTGCCTTGTGTCCACAACCCAGTAATACTTGGATATGTTTGTCGGTATACATTGATGATACGAATGGCTTCCCCTTCCGCAATTTCCATACCGAAAGTCTTGAGTTGCGCCCCGAATTTCTTAGCGCCCATGCCGTAGCCAGCCCCAAGAATCGTGGTCTTGCCCACAAACCTTTCTTCTTTCGTAATTTCTGATTCATCCTTTGCATATATAGCAGACGCCATGATCTTGTAAACATCTTCGCCCTTTCTAAATGCTTCTACTAGGTCATCCTGTCCTGATAGCCAAGCCAGCATACGAGCCTCAATCTGTGAGGAGTCAGAGTCAATTAAGACATAGCCCTTGGGGGCACGGATAGCGTTCTTTAGCTTGCCAGCGTTAGCACCCCTAGCTGGTAGGTTTTGTAAGTTCAGCTTATCTGCACCACCCCATCGCCCAGTATGTGCGGCGTAATACTGCAAGGGTACAGGCATCTTGCCACGACTAGCAATACCTAAGAAACGCTCCGTACGGGTTTCCTCTAGGGTTGACTTGTTACCTAAACGTGCAGCCACGAGTGCTTGGACTCTATCGTCAGGATGCTCAGCCAATGCCTTAAACTCCTCATCGGACTTAGCTAGTGCCAGAGTCTCTTTCCCCGTAGTCAAAGATATTTTGGTAGGGGGTTCAACGCCCAGGCTCCGTAACATCTCAGCAAACTTGGGGTTACTCATGAGGTCATCACGGGTTTCTACACCAGCACCCACCAGCAAATCTGCTTTACGTTGCTTCACACCCTCAAGATGCTCCAACAGCATTTTACGATCTAGCTCTAATACTGGTTCTGAAAACATCTTTATAGTTAACGATATGAGTTGTAGCTCAGAGAGGTTAAAACTAGGGGCTAGTTTTTTAAACAAGGCATAGGTTAACTCTACGTCATTGATACAGTAGCCACCATACGCATCGAGTTGTGTTTTGCCAAATGCTTCTCGGCGCATACCCAAGGCATCTACTACCTCTGTACCCTTCTGACCTAGTTCGTAGTATTGAACCAGCTTCGCAAGGCTGTTACCCACTTCAGACCCATGAAGCGCTCTCGCCATGCTGAGAGTGTCAAGCCAAGCCTTAGGTTTAATCCCATATATCCAAGTAAGGATAGCGGCATCAAACATAGAATTATGGGCAAGGACAGCAGCATCATCCCAGTTAAAAGTACCCAAAAAACGGCTAACTCCAGCAAAGTCTCCAGTAAACCACGTTGTTTTTTCATCATTTTCCTTTACTGCTACACCTATAACTTCAAACTCAGGTGAGCGAACGTACTCCTCGGTTGTAATCTTTGACAAGCTAAACTGCCTGTCATAGTAAGTCTCAAAGTCTATCGTTATTATGTTCATTCAGGTCTACGTATCCAAATTTATCCGTTGGTATATCAAAAAATAACTCACCCTCACGTACCTTGTAATTGCTTATTTCTTTTACTGGATACTGATCTATGTCCTTCATCTGTATCCAATAGGCATGAGTCATTGTCTTGGTTAATGCAAAAAATAGCGAGTTCTCTGAGAAGAACTTACGCTTCCTTTCAGGTACGTGGATGGTTGGGTATGGGCACGGATGCCATTGGCGTACTTCTACTTCAATCGTGCCAACTACCTTATCATCTTTCATTACCAACAAATCTACCCCGTACTTGTCAGGGTTAGGTTGTACTGTTACACCGCATTTCTTTTCTATGAAGGCGGCTACTGCCTCCTTAGCTGGTGCATCGTAAAGGTCGTGCAGTTCTTGCTCAAAGGGTTTACGCATTATGCGGCTCTTGGTAACTGACCACTAAATGTGTACGTACCTGTATGTCCAAACGATGCCCAAGGTGCGGCATATACTTTGAACCCAACTTCACGAGCAATCTTACAGAAGTGGTAGTCCTCAGATAACAGGCGGTTGCTTTCCTCGTCAATGCTGGTAGCAAAGAACTCCTTAATAATCTTAACCTTACGCACAGTATCTATTGCATGGTACATATCGTTGGTGTAGCTAGGTACTTTATCAGCCAGCTTCTCAAACACCTTACGCTTGATAAGCATGAAGCCTGTACCACCATTAGCAATCTCCATTGGTTCCATAATCGGACCACTTGTAGTCTGTGTACCATGAGGTAGGTTTACCACAAATGCGCCCGTGTACTTGCTAAGTTCTTGTGGTGGTACCCCCCGTTTAACCGCTTCAGATACTTCTACCCAGTTAATTTCTTTCTTGGGGTACAGACCACAGATAATATCCTTGTCAGCCTTGACCATCATAGGAATGTCCTGTGGGTTGAAGTTAATATCAGCGTCGATAAACATTAGGTGCGTAGCATCGGACTCCAAGAAGTCATAAGCCATGCTGTTACGGGCACGGGTAATCAAAGACTCATTCATCATAAAACTGTAATACATTTGAATGTTGTTCTGCCCACAAGTCCCTACTAATTGCATAATGCCTGAAGCATACATACCAGTACACATACCGCCGTACATCGGCGTGGCTACAAATAGTTTATTTGGCTGGTCGATCTTAATTTTCATTTCTTTTTACCTTTTTTTAATTCGTGTTTGGCTATAACTTCTTCATGTTCTTTGTTTATCTGCATAATGTCAAGCGCTAAGTTTTCAATCTTGTCGCTTAGTTCTTTCAGTAAATCCGACGCTGCCCACAATGCGCCACTCTCTGCATCATGTGTAATCTTTTCAGCCACAAGTTCTACAATCATCGAGGCACTATGTACCTTGTATCCCATCTCACTTACTTGGTTTGCTTTTTCCCACAGTCCGTCTACCATTTTGCTTCTCCTTTTTTTGTTGTTCAATATACTGCCTTAGTATGCTTAGTAAGCCTTCTTGTACTAAAAACCCCAGCCCTTCGCTATCAAAGTTAACTTCGGCATCAGCCGAGCCATCCTTGTTTTCCTTAATTACTTTTACTGTGATTTCCATGTTTCCCCCAACGCAATAGCATCGTAAACTTGACGTGCTACTTTTAACACATACTCAATATCGTTAGGGCTAAGTTGCCCCATCAGTTGTAGTATTTTCATAACGGCAACGTCGTTGTCTAACGGTTGTGCCTTAACTAAATTCTCAATCATTTTTCTTGTCTTTCTGCTTGTGCTTTGTTTAGATTGATTGAAGAGTCCAAGCCGTTTTTTAGGTCGGAAATGTACTCTCGCAACACACCAATCATATGCCCAGCTTCGGTTAGTTCTTTTTCCTGCTGGCGTAGCATGGTGGCTGATTTCATCTTTGTCCAAATATCTGTGTCGTAATCTTCATGGGTACATTCACCCCAAGATACTAAGCAACACTTTTCTAATTTATCAGCTAGTTCACTTGCGTTCATTTTTTTCTCCAAGGTAGTTCGCCGTAGGCTTTTTTCATGGTTGCGTTGCCTTCTCTAAACATGCTAAGTAGTCTTTCGGGCGCTCTGTAATTAACCGTAGCCTCTCCTGTGCATCCGAAGGAAGGCAGATTTGTGGAGGCAGATTTATAAAAGCCCCTGTCTGCACCCCACTGACCATAGAAGTCATGAGCCACACGCACCAAATACTCCCGCTTAAAGCAATAACAATTAGTATCGACAAAATTAAGTGTATGGTCATAAAACGTCGGGAAGCGACCGAGTGACTCGCAATCATCGTCAAGAACATATTGTCCTGATTCATCTACTATTCTCCTCAAGCTATAAGACCACATCAGGTCTTTGCTTTTTATTTTGTTAATCATTGTTTCTACATGGTTTGGCTCAAACCAATTATCTTCATCTAAAAATAGAATGTAATCAGCGTTTACCATTAGTGGCATAGCGGCATAGACTCGGTGTCCATACCACCCGTTGCCACCTACGTTCTCAGGTAGGATCATGCGTTTGGGTGCAGAAAAAAAGTGTGGGTTCAATGCGGCATCGTTCCCATCAGCCACTACTAAGTGGTCTGTTTCTATTGTTTGATTTCGCACACTTTGAATAGCCTTTGCTACTGTATCTTTCCCA